TAGCACGATCACTAGTGGTTGACAGTACGCCACAAGCCACTGTGCAAGAACAGCAACCAGCCCAACAGCAAGCACCAGCAAGATCAGTGGAACCAGAGACACAGCCTAGTACAACACTAGCACTACTGGACAGAACTAATCCGCTAAGCGAATTTTTAAATCCGCAAGTTAATGTTACCACTCAAAGTACTACCAGCGTAACGCAAGACGTACGACGCGAGCAGCAAAACAACGAGCTGGCAGGCGGCATAAACTTAGACAGAATGGCTACACAGCCAGTCGGCTATCAACAATATTTAGGCTTAGCATTATTAGATGCTAAATTTTACGCAACACGGGAGATTTATGGTAAACAAACGACTGTAGATAATCAGCGAGCCCTACGTCAGCTGAGCAGTGATCGTTTACACCAGCAAATGGTTAATCAGCAATATAGATAGGAGCTATTATGGCAGAAAGCACAAATTTAAACGATCAGGTGGACAAGCTGGAAGCTGCTGCCAAAAAGTACGCTAGTAAAGATACAGTAATTAGTATTGGTGGTTACGAATTTACACCAGCAAAGTTAATGGTAGCCTTTACCATAGTAAGTTCTGCGTTGGGTGGTCTATATGGGGCCTTTGAAGTATACAAAGACTACCAAAACATGAAGAAAAAGATTGCTAGTTATGAAGCACCAGACTTAAGTGAGTTTGACAAGAGACTAGCGGTAATTGAACAAAATAGTCAAAAAACAACAGACTATACTCGTGATATTAAAAATGACTTAAAAAGTGATATTCGCAGAAACGAGTCTGTCACAGAACAAATTGAACGATATGTAAAACAAGCACAGCGTGAAACTGAGCAAGAAATGCGACAAGCTCGTAAAGATATACGCGAAGATTTAGATAAAGCTCGTCAAGAGGTGATCACAGTTCGCAAAGAAATGGCAGACGCTAGACGAGATGCTGAAAAAGGTATCGATCAATTAAAGCGCGAAGTAGATCAAAAGATACAAAAAGCTATCGATAATCCGCTAGCTAATAAATAAGGGGCGTGTATGATTGATCCAATTACAGCCCTGGCAGGTATACAGTCAGCCGTAGCTTTAATTAAAAAAGTATCGAGTACAGTAGACGACGTGGCCTCATTAGGCCCAGTACTAGGAAAGTATTTTGACGCTAAAAGTAAGGCTAGCAAGGCAGTTGTAGAAGCAAAAATTAGCGGAAATAAGTCTAGTATGGCTGCTGCAATAGAAATAGAGATGGCTCTGCATAAAACTGAGCAGTTTGAAAAAGAATTACAACTACTATTTATGCAAAGTGGCAAAATAGACGTATGGAATAAGATTAAACAACGTGCGGCAGCTATGGATATTGAAGCAGCTCACGAAGCCAGACGTGTTAAAGAGGCTGCTGCAAAACAAAAAAGAAAACTACAAGAAAACATAGAAATGACAGCAGCTATAGTAATTTCTCTAATTGTACTGGCTGCCATTGTATTCGGATTTGTAGAATTTCTAGACTATTGTAAACATAATTATTGTGGCAGATAAGGAGGCCAGATGTTAGAAGAAAAGAAACCACTTAGTCGGAGCGAACGAGAAGCAAAGATTAAAGATAAAGCCGGATTTATAATTGTAGTATTAGCAGCGTTATTAGCTATTAATACTATGGTTGGTGGACAAAATAGTAGTAAAATTATGAATAATACTATTGCTGCTAATAATCAGTGGGCCTGGTATCAAGCAAAAAACGTTCGTCAGGTATTATACGAAACAAGTGCTGCTGAATCAAAAATTCCGTCTAACAAGGAAAAGTTTGAAAAAGATGCAGCCCGTATGGAAGCTGATAAAAAAGAAATAATGGAAAAAGCCAAAGCCTTAGAAGCTGAACGAGAAGTTGCTCGTAAAAAGAGCCCGTGGTTTACCTGGGGAGGCAGTATTCTACAAATAGGTATCGTATTATTAACAGCAAGTATACTAGCAGTTAGTGTGCCTATGTTTTGGATTAGTGTAGTAGTGGGAGCAATTGGCAGTGTGTTTGTAAGTCAAGCTCTATGGATGTGGTTACCAATAGTATTATAAGGAATCAACTATGATTGAAGCAATAATTTGGTTAGTAGTCGGAGCTTTTATAGGCTGGCACTTTCCAGAACCTCAGTGGGCTAAAAATGCGAAGTCAAAAGTAATTAGCATATTTAAAAAGGATGCCAATGTCTGACGAAGTAAAAGAAGAGAAACCAAAAGAAGCCGAAAGTTGGTTACAGAAAAAGTGGCGGCCAATGATGGCTATGATGTATATGTGCGTTTGTGCCGCAGATTTTATCATATTCCCTATAATGTTTACCATAGTACAATTTTGGGAAACACAAGCAGCTAATGATGCGTTTCGTCAATGGGGGCCACTAACACTACAAGGCGGTGGACTGTTCCATATGGCTATGGGTGCTGTACTTGGTATTACTGCATGGAGTCGCGGACAAGAAAAAATGGCCGGCGTAGCTTCTCAGCCGCAGCCAACTACCGTAACTACAACTACTCAACAAATACAGTATAGTGCTCCGCAGCAAAACTTTAGCCAAACACCTACTAATACTGTAAGAGATACTACTCCACAAGTATCTGCTGGATACGGAGGCAAATTAGCTCCTCCACAACATTTTCCTGAAATATAAGGATATTTAATATGAAAAATGCATTTTGGCTAGCATTAATGATAGCAGGCTTTGTGTATCCTGGATACCAAGCATTTGCCGCTGAACCAGAAACCAAAAAAGTTTGCATCGATAAAATGGATAAAGGCAAACCAGTTTTAGACAAACAAGGTAAGCCAGTACAAACTTGTAAAGAAGTTAAAATTCATAAAAAATTAGAAGGTACTAAGATCGAGGATGCCAAAAAATCCGAGAAAAAATAATTTATAGTTGACACTAGGGGTGGTGGTCTGCTATAATAACTATTAAATAGCAGACCACTTTTTACAAATTGCTCTAAGGAAGCCTATGGCTAGTAGCAGTAAAAAAGCAAGACGTACTGTTAATAAAGAAGAAAATCCTGTTGAATTTGGATTTCAAGAAGTTAAACCACTTAATTTTATTCAAGCTGAATATTTACGTGCAATTCATGAAAATCAAATAATATTTGGTGTTGGTAGTGCAGGTACTGGTAAAACCTATGTAGCAGCAACATATGCTGCAAGTGAGTTGTTTCACCGCCGCATACAAAAAATTATACTAACAAGGCCAAATGTTGAAACAGGTCGTGGACTTGGATTCTTACCAGGAACACTAGAAGAAAAGTATGCCCCATACTTAGAACCATTTGATCAAGTATTTAGTCGTAGCCTAGGAAAAGGATTCTACGAGTATGCTCTAAAAAATAGAAATATAGAGCCTAAACCTCTTGGTTTTATGCGCGGAGCTACATTTGATAACTGTGTGGTCTTACTTGACGAAGCACAAAATGCTACTCGTGAAGAAATGAAAATGTTGCTTAGTAGAATTGGAAGAAACTGCAAAATGATTATAAGTGGAGACACAGATCAGGCAGATATTCCAGATAGTGGATTAAGCGATGCAATTAATAGGCTCGGAAATATACCAGGAATAGATATTATAAGGTTCTTGGATGATGATATTGTTCGCAGCAAACTGTGTAAAGAAATTATTTTAGCATATAAAAGGTAAATTATGGCAAAAACCTACAAACCAACTAGCGGAATGGCTAGCGCTGCTAAGCGAGCACTAAAATGGAAAGATGAAGGTAAGCCTGGCGGTACTCTTGTAGGTTTAGCCAGAGCTAATCAACTAAAAGATAGGGAGCCGCTTAGCTCTAGTACTGTACTACGTATGTACAGCTTTTTTAGTAGACATGAAGTAGATAAAAAAGCTACTGGATTCTACGCAGGTCAAGAAGGGTATCCAAGTAAGGGGAGAGTTGCTTGGGATCTATGGGGCGGGGATGGCGGCTTTAGCTGGAGCAGATCAAAGCGTAATCAAATTCAGCGAGACCGAGAAGGTAAAGCTCTAAAGCTATTAAACATGACAAAAATGCAAATAGCTAAACCACTACTCATGGCTGCTGCTCAAACTATTGAAAACTATGCCAACGAGGAAATTAGTGAAGAGCTAGACGCATTTGGTCAGTTTATGTATCATGCTGAATTGTTACGAAACGGCCATTTAGACGTATACCTTATGGATTTGCACAAGGTCGACCAGCCGTATCGCGATATACTAGTAATGATATTTGAGGAACTAGACGAAGGCTACACAGACACACCACATAATGGTGACGAAGAAGTAGACGACGAAGATAGCGACGAAGATACTCCAACATAAAAAAAAAAGCCCAGTAACGCAAGTTACTGGGCTTTTTTATTACTTTTCTGTTTCTTCTTGTTTTAGCTGATCCTCTTTTGGGATTTGTGACTCAGCCTGAACATGAATTTTGGTACTCAGTGGATTACAGATTTTTGCAGGCATTTCCTGCAAAGCTGTCAATATCTGATTAACCTCTTCTATCGTTAGCGATATTCTAATTACGTGCGTTTTAATATCAATCATTTTATTGGGCAAGCTCCTGTTGCACAGTTTTCATCAACTAGCTCATCAAAACTATTTGCACTGTCAATATCCACAGGCAGTAGATTTTGAACATACTCTTTGTACGAGTGCTCGTCCACAACTTCTTGTGGCAGGTATAGGTATCCTAGGTCTTTGGCAGTTTTTGTAGGGTCGGTGCGATAGATAAAACTTACGCCTACATAACTATCCCAGTTATTTAGCAACCAATCAATAATTCCTGGTACTTCACTAGGATCGTAACTAATAGTTACGCTAGTATTTTGTTGAGTCCAGCTATTCTGAATCAACTTATACTTTTCTAGTTGCTCGATTGCGCTATCCAAGTTAACTTCTTTGCCGTCTACTTTATGAAACGGCACGTCCTGCCACTCAACCGGAAAGGTAATCAACACTCCGCTAGGGTCAGTTGGGTGATTAATTACTCTGTAGTTGGCACTGCGGAGAACTTCCACGATAGGGTCGTACCGGCTGAATTGTACGTTGTTAAATATGTACTTGCCCAATGGCTTGTGAACGCCTTCGGTTGTGTCCATGATTTTTGACAAAGTACCACTGGGTTTGACACAGGTGATATTTTTGGGACTGGGTAGTCCAAGCTCTTGGGCCATGCCCACAGCTGCTGCTGTTGCTGTTCGTTTGAGATACTCATAATCATAGCCAGTCATGTCAGGACGTTTAGCGATTCCTGTAAGACCGACCCCGCATAGTCGTAAGAAATAGTTATTGAGGTGCCATGCTTCCTGTAGGATACCATCCAGTAGGTTAACGCATGTCTGGCGATAATTTGCTCGTGCTGCGAGACGGATAGCCTCGTGTAATCCAGCCGTGTCACCCTTGAACTTGGCAATGTCTGTTTCTGTGAGATTGCAAAATGACTTATTTCCGAGTAGGATTTCGACGCAGGGATTTGCTCCCTTATACCAAGGTGCGCGTCTACGGGCCTCGACTGCATTGATGAATCCAGGTTCACTTCCGCCTGCCTCCAACATTAGTTGAAAAATCTTTTCCAAGTCCTCGCGATGTGGTTTTTCTTGGAATACCAGTGAGTTATTAGATTGCTGTCTGTGGCTGTTTCCGTAGAGCCACCAATCTTTCTTAGCAATTGCAAACTCTTCCCATTCTGGCTGTCCGTAGTCGAAAAGAGCAATTTCGGCACTACGACGACTGCTGAGAATAGTCCCAAGATGGTTAACAATGTCCAGTATATCCATCCTAGTAAGTAGACTATCAGCACGGCCATTAAGAATATTGGCAATAGCACTATAAGCAACACTAATAGCCTCATCACCACTCGAAATCCATCCATAGCCTTTTAACCTTTCACCAGCAGGTCGTAACTGTGAAAAATCAAGTACCAGAGTATCAGCAGGGAACTTACCCGCAAGCAGCTTACCCACAGACTTTGCCCAAGCCTCTGCACTATCTCCGACTTGAATAGTCCAAGTTTTAGTTTCGGGATCCCAATATTCAACATTGTCCTCATTACCGCCTTTTTCAGTACGCTCACTACGCACTACTTTGATATTCTTAATGGGCTTACTGAAGCCGTTTAGAGTACCTACCACTGGCTTGAATCCAACACCGCAACCTTGTAGTAGCAACCACAGAACGTCTACAACGTCATATACAGTCTCTACTTCTGTAAAGCTACAATTAAATTGTGAGGCTTCGCGACTCTGTGCTACATTGGTACCACCCAGCCACAGTGTACGACCGCTCATGGATACTTTGCGATCTAGCATAAGCTGTTCCAAGTCGTACAACTCTGCGTATTCCTTGTCGTTTAGGTCACGACCAACAGCGCGCTCCCAAAGCCACTGCTGATGATCAATTACTCGCGCAACAGTTTCTTGCCAGGTTTCAAATTGTTTTCCGTCGTCTGAAACTGGTCTGTTGTATGTACGACGTGTGATGACTTGTGCTCGTGTAGAAACTGCCATATAATTCCTTTATGTTCCGGTACTACCAAATCCGCCAGTACCGCGTTGTGTATCGTTCCAAATATCTGTAAATCTTACTAGTTCTACTTTTTGGATTACTAGTTGTGCTATGCGATCTCCTACTTCAATTTTGTAAGGATCGTCACCAATATTCTTTAAAATTACTTTAATAGTGCCGCGATAGTCGCTGTCAATAACTCCAACGCTGTGCGGAATCATAATTCCGCGTTTACCCTGTGAGCTACGATTGTACACAAATCCTGCATATCCTTCAGGAATCTTTACTGCAATACCAGTATCTACTAAAGCCTGATCTCCTGGGTAGATTTGTAAAGATTCGCAGCTAAACAAGTCTGCTCCAGCATCTGTGCGATGCTGACGCTGTGGTAGTTTTGCTGCTTCGTGTTGCTTTAAACATTTAATTTCTGGTCCTACGTAGCCGGTGATGCTACCGCTAGCCAAAAAAGTATTACAATTAAGCATTGTTGACATAATTTTCTAAAATCTCATCAATTTGTTTACAATTTTCGGTACCCAGTGCTTCTTCGCAGTGGGTAATCAAATCCATTAGTTTATAGTTAAGCAATAATTGATCGTGACTATCATTTAGTGCTTGGACATACTTGTATCGGCTAGAAATAGGAATGCTAGCAATAATGTCATAAGTACTACCATACTCAGCAACCAACTGCTGAGCACGTTTAGGCCCAATCCCAGGCACACCAGGGACATTATCCCCAGTATCGCCGGTAAGGCACTTAATACTAATATAGTCTTCGGGAGTAAAGTCATAGTGTGTAGACCAATTTTCCCAAGTAGTTTCTTTACGAGTAACATAACTAAATCGACTTACATTCGGTTGTATAAGCAAGTCCCAGTCTTTATCACTACTAACTAACCAAATATGGTCAGTGTTCAAGGACTTTTTGGTGTTTACAATGTACGCAGCAATATCATCAGCTTCTACACCAGGAAAGCGCAGCACTGGATAGTCTGTGGTTTCTTGAATGTAATCTAGAGTTTTTGTAAAATCTTCAAAGAACAGTTCAAACGCAGCTTTTTCAGCTTCTGTTTGCTGTTCAAACTTATCTTTACGATTTTGCTTGTAGTCTGGATAAATTTCTTTGCGATATTTGCTACTGCCTTGATCTCCAGCTATAATTACTTTATTAGCTTTATAACTCTTTTTAAGGCTCTGAACTGTACGTAGATAGTCTTCAGCAAAATCTGTAGCGCCGCTATGTTTATAGCGAAAGGCCAAGTTAAGTGAATCTACTACCAACAGTGTATTTTCGGTTGTTTGCATTATTTTAAAAGTTTTTGACATTTTGTATTAGTATTATACTACTGTTTGGTTTAAGATTCAAGACACAAATTTTGGTTTCTCGTGTTGTAGCCAGTCATCGAGCAAGGATACAAAGAACTCAAACCCCTCACGACTAACGCATAGGAAAGGGTAGTCGCTGCTGCTGGGTAAATCTTCAAATGCTACAAACAATTTACTGCGGTCAAACTTGAATATGAGCAGTGGTTGTTTATTTACTTGACAACCTTGGCGATAGGCTTGACGCCACCACTCTATTAGCTGCGAAGTTTTACTTGTTAGTATCTGTGAGGTCAGGTGGTCTTCTGCATATCCCTTCACTTCCACACACCACAAGTTTTGTGAGTTGGGCACGTATAGATCGCCCTTTAGCTGATGTTTAGGGTCAAGAGCACCACTGCCGGGTACTCTTTCCCACCCTAAACCACTGTGCTTGCGTAGCGCATCACGAGCCTGGGTTTCTGTACGAGCACCTTTAGCCCGTGAGTCAACCATTACTCACCAGCCTCCAGCTTAGCTTTTGCTTCTTGTGCAATCTGCTTTGCTGTGCGCTTTGGGGTCGGTGGAGCTTCGACAGCCGCTGGTTTAGGTGCCTCTTTAGTTACCAGCTCCTGCTCGTCAATACTGTACAGTACACTACCGCCCTCAACTTCTAGAGTTTCTGCTTCTTGGCGGGTAATAAGCTGGTGTAAGAACACCTGTCTGCGAACACCATCACGAGTTACAAACAC